GTTCAAAGATGAAGTCTAGCAGTATATCTGGAATGAGAAGACAGGCGAGCCAGTGAAAGAGAATGACGACGTGCTGGATGCGGTGCGTTATGCGATTTATTCGCATCGTTCACAACCGAAAGCAACCGTCCGCAGACGTTCAGACTACGGCTTATAGAAAGGATTTAAATGTATCAGATTTTAACTTATCCACGAGACGGATACGATGAAACGGCTTTGAGTAAAGAATTGATTTACAAGCTGATCCAGAAACACACGCAAGAACGCAGTCACTTGCAGAAATTGAAGAAATACTACTTGGGTGAGCATGCTATCTTGAATCACACGAGAAGAAATCAGAATGCTCCAAACTTCAAAACAGTAGCAAACCACGCAAAAGACATCACAGACACGTCTACTGGCTATTTCATGGGTAATCCTATCAAGTATAACAACACTGCCGAGAGCGACCTTGAGCCTTTGCTTCTAGCATTTGATGGCGCTGAAATCGACCAGGTTGACGCTCAGAATGCTTTGAATATGGCTATCTATGGACGTGCTTACGAGTACATCTATGCAAAAGAAGGACTGACTGAGCTTGATTCGACTAGCGTAGATCCTGAGAATGTATTTCTTGTATACGATGACAGCATTGAACGCAAGGCTTTGTTTGCGGTCTATTACTATGAAATCAAAGACGATACGAAAGATGCTACTAAGTATCAAGCAGAAGTCTTTACTCAAAATCTGCATTACCACATTGTGCTGCGTGATTCGAGCAAAGGAACGACGCAGAATGAGAGTGTAGAGCCTCACAACCTCGGACAAATTCCAATCATCGAATATCGCAACAATCACTTCGCGATTGGTGATTATGAACAACAGATTAGCTTGATTGATGCTTACAATTCGTTGATGGGTAACCGAGTTAATGATAAGGAGCAAGCAGTTGAGTCTATTCTTGTTTTGTACGGAGCGCAATTGGCTGACAACCAAGAAGAAGCACGAGAGGCAATGAGTATCCTTGCTGAAGAAGGGCTTTTGGAACTGCAAGGAGATGGCGCAAGGGCCGAATTTTTGAAGAATACCCTGGACGAGAACGCAACTGAAATCTTGCGCAAGGCTTTGAAAGAAGATATCTACACATTCAGCCATGTGCCAAATTTGACAGATGAGAACTTCGCAGGAAATAGCTCGGGCGTAGCCATGGAATTTAAGCTACTAGGTCTCGAAATGATTACCAAGACCAAAGAAGCAAACTACAAGCGAGGTCTTAGACAGCGGATTGCTATCTTTGCTCACTATTTGGGTATGCAGCAGATTGCTCTTGAAGCACATTCAATCGTGCCACAGTTTAGCCGTGGATTGCCTAAGAACTTGTTAGAGTTGTCTCAAATTATCAATAATCTTGAAGGCAAGGTCTCACTTCGTCAGCTTATTTCGCTCTTGCCATTCGTTGAAGATCCCGACGCCGAATTGGAAGAACTCGAAGAAGAGAAAGAGAAGAATAAGGACCGTGTGCCGTTCTTTGATCAAGCGAACACGAAGCCAGACGATGAGGTAGCAGATGAAGAACAAGGAGTATTGGACGAAGAGGAAGGCTAATCTCATCTATGAGCAGATGGATAAGGCTGAGAAGCAAGCGGACAAGTTTGACGAGATTTACAAGCAGTCTAAAGCGTATTTAGATAAACAAATCAACAAGGTCTTTGATAAGTTTCAACGTGATTATGGCTTGAGCGAACGCGATGCTCGTCATGTCTTAAAGAACATGAAGAACCAAAAGGGCCTAAACGAACTTCGTAAGGTTCTTGAAGCTAGACCAAGCGACCCTAATATTCAACGACTGCTTGCTGATTTGGATAGTCCAGCTTATGCCTATCGCATGAAGCGTTTAGAGCGTCTAAACGACGATTTAGACCGGATGCGTGAGTCTATCTATCATTCAGAGAAGAACATCTCAGATGCCTTTTACAGCGATTTAATGAAGGATAGCTACTACAAGGCTACCTTTGACTTGCAACAGCAGACAGGACTAGCTTATAGCTTCTCTAATCTACCTGAAACCGAAATCAAGCGTTTGAGGGGTCTAAAATGGACGGGAGAGGCCTATTCAGACAGGATATGGTCAAATACTGGGGCGCTCGCTTCAAGCGTGAAAGACGAGCTCCTCGTAAGTCTCATGACGGGTCGAAGCGTCAAGGATACTGCCCAAGCAATCGCTGAACGGTTCGGAGCAGGTCAAAACAACGCAAGGCGTTTGGTTCGTACCGAGTCGGCCTTTTTTCACAACCAGATGGAACTACTCAGCTATGAAGATGCTGAAATTACAAAATATCGCTTTGTGGCTGTGTTGGATAGGCGCACGTCGCACATTTGTCAAGAACATGACAACAAAGTCTACGATACGGACAAGGCTGTTCCTGGTGTCAATTATCCACCTTTGCACCCGTGGTGTAGGTCTACGACTATCGCGCACGACGAGGACGCAGACTACAGCAAACTAGAGCGCAGGGCTAGAAATCCTGAAACCGGTAAAGTTGAGTACGTACCTGCTGATATGAGTTATGACGATTGGTATGATAAATACGTTGAGAAACCACGAGAACGTGAGTTGAGTGGTGGGGAACATGGAGCGAATCTTGATTATGTACGAAGTGATGAATTTGTTGATAAATTAAAAAATCATTCAAAGACTTCACATATATCTGAACCTATCGCAAGAGTTTCAAGGCAGATGTTGCAGCATAGAAACGGAACCCCATTTGAAGATTATTATTTGCTTGATGCAGATACAGGAAGGGTTGTTGCGTTATCAAATAAAGCCAGAAAAACAAAAGGTGTAGTTTATAACGATCAGGTCAGAAAGGCTTTTAAAGAGAGTTCAGAACAAAGCCTTATTTCAATTCACAATCATCCGTCAGGATATCCACCGTCACTCAGTGACTTTGCTTCACTGCAACAGCGGAGCAAAAACAATACTGTAAAATATGGCTTAACGATAGGCCACGACGGAAGCGTTTATTGGTATACCAGACCCAATAAGAGGATACCAAAAATAGCACTCTCAAAATACTCTCACCAAATTGAAAAATTCAAAAAAATGGGTTATAATGAAGTTGTAGCACAAGAGAAAACGCTTGAGATGTTTTCTAATCTGTTTGAATTTGAATTTGGAAGGATTGATTGACATGATTGAGAAGTATGATTATGATTGGCCAGAAGCCGAAGACGACAATCTGGATGAATTGTTAAAAAAAGCCTGTGAACGAAATAAAAACAAAACTGTTGAGGAGTTAGATGCCGAATGGGATGAATTTGTCAATAGTCTAAAACTTGAAACAATTTAATTAAGCACCTAGAGCAATCTAAGTGCTTTTCTTATGCTCAGAAAGGATTGAGAATGAATACAGCAAAAATTGGGATAACTGACGTAGAATTTTCAGGATCAGGCGAAAATAGCTCAGCGACATTGAAATTAGAGTTAAATATTCGCGGAACAAATACATTCACTGCGATTGAGTTGCTGCCTAAAATATTAACCGACATTTCTTCGTTATCGTATGAAGTTGATTGAGTATAACTCAGAAAGGAGTAAAAAAACATGTTTATTTGGGAATGGGTATCAATCGCTTTCGGGTGGTTGGTATTCTTGTTGCTAATATCTTTCATCTTTTTGTTTATGAAAAATTTAAACAAAGAGTTCAAAAAAAGAAAGTAGGTGATCTAACATCTTGACTAGCAGGAATAGACTGCTATAAGTTTAATAGTTGAAGCAAGGAGTCGAACAATGAAAGTAAAAGAACTTTGCAAAGTGATAGAGAAAGAGTCTTATGTGACTGTTGAACATAACGGCAAACAATTAGAGGGGGACTATCCTTGTCACTTTCTTGATTGTGAGTTAGAAGTTAAAAGAGTTTCCGTTATAATCGGAGACGTTATTTTGATAGAAACTTAAAAACGAAAGGAACAAGAAAATGGAACCTTGGAAAGAACGATTTAAAAAAGAATACTACGAATTGAGAGAACGATTCCAAAAGTTAGACATGATGATTGGTCAATACGAAGAAGGACAACTAGAGTTTGAACCGAAATGTCCTATCAATTTGTTAAAAGGTCAGCGTTCGACTATGTGGAATTATTTAAAAATTCTAGAACAACGTGCAAAAATTGAAGAAATTAAATTATAAAACCTAACCGTATATAACCTATACGGTTTTTATATTGTCCAAGCATTGACGACACTAAAAGCTATGGAATTATACAGTCGGGGACGACTTTAAAAATAGGAGGTTCGCAATGAACGAAGAAACACAAACAGTCGAAGTCGAAACGGTTGAAGTCCAAGAGGTACCTGCAGAACCTACGCAACAACCGCAAGACGAGAAGAAGTACACGGATGCAGAAGTCGATGAAATCATCAATAAGAAATTTGCCAAGTGGAAATCAGAGCAAGAGGCCCAGGAGAATGAAGCGAAGAAGCTTGCTAAGATGAACGCTGATGAAAAACAGAAATATCAGTTAGATCAGCGTGAGCAAGAACTATCTGACCGTGAGAAGGCTATTGCTCGTAAGGAATTGACCGCAGAAGCTAAAGCAATGTTAAGTGAACGTGGCTTACCAGTTGAATTAGTAGCCGTGGTTGATTTGTCAAACGCTGAAGCCGTGACCGAATCAGTCGCAAGCATTCAGAAAACGTGGGAGGATGCAGTCCAGAAAGGCGTATCCGAACGCATGAAGGGTAGCGCACCTATTAAGACTGCCCCACAAAATAACAACGAGCTTACCAAGGCTCAATTTTACAGAATGAGTCATTCAGAGAAGGCTGCGTTGAAACAGTCAAATCCTGAATTGTATAACTCATTTTTGAATTAACCAAAAAGGAGAATTTAACATATGGCACAAACTAAAATCGCAAATCTCGTGAATCCTGAAGTGATGGGAGACATGATCGCAGCTAAACTACCAAAAAAATTACAAGTGATCCCATTTGCAGTTATCGACCGCACGCTTGAAGGCGTACCAGGGAACACAATCACAGTTCCATCTTACACATATATCGGTGATGCCGAAGATGTCAATGAAGGCGTGGAAGCTGGGGTAGTCGTTCTCGGAACATCTACTAAGACCGCTACAATCAAGAAAGCTATGAAGGCTGTTGAATTGACAGACGAAGCCGTTCTATCAGGGTACGGTGACCCAGTTGGTAACGCAGAGAACCAACTTGCACTATCAATCGCATCTAAAATCGATAACGATGCAATGGATGCCCTTTTGAAAACAAACACTCGTAAATTTGACTCAAAAACAAAAGCGATCAGCTATGATGTAATCGTTGATGCTATTGATTTGTTTGAAGAAGAAGTCAATACTGAAAAGGTTATGTTTGTCAACCCAAAACAAGTCACAACATTGCGTAAAGATCCAAACTTTATCTCAGCAGATAAATATCCAAACCAGGTCGTAATGACTGGTGAAATTGGTATGATTGCCAATACACGTATCGTTGCGACTAAGAAAGTTGCTCTTGATACTACTAGCGCATTCTACACTTGTCCAATCATCAAGCTCACTCATGACGACGAAACTGAAAAAGACACTCCAGCGTTGACAGTCTACCTCAAACGTGATCCAAACGTCGAAGTAGACCGCAAGTCTTTGAAACGTTCTACTGAAATCTCTATTGACGAGTTCTACACAGTAGCCGTTTCTGACGATTCTAAAGTCGTGCTTGCTGAAATCAAGAAATAAGGTCTGACCTATGAAAGTCAGAGTCAAGCAAGATTTCAATGACTGGCAAGCGAAAGTGAGACGACAAGAGAATGATGTTTTTGAGATGACGGACGAGCGTTTCAACGAATTGTCGCACAATCTCAAGAGCGAGTTCTCAGTCGATATCGCAGATGTTGTCGAGATCATTGATGAAACTGAAACCCAAGGAGACGAGACGACTCCTTTTGACTAGGAGGTCTTATGGAACTTGAAAAACTAAAACAATTGACGGGCGAGAGTGACGAAACAGTCCTCTCGTCTTTACATTTAAGGGCTGAAAACATCATTTTATCTGAAACAAACCGAGACAAGCTGACTCCAGCGCTTGATAGGCTACTACCTGAACTTGTAATTGAGCTCTACAACCGCTCAGGAAGCGAAGGAGAGCAATCTAGAAGCGAAGGTGGTATCTCTGTTACCTACGGAGAAAACGGGTTGTCTACGGGCCTTTTACAGCGTATTCGGATGCATCGCTTAGCGAGGGTGGCGGGTCATGTTTTTGAAAAAGAGTAGACTGAAGCCCTACAACCTCAAGCGGTTCAAGAAAACCGTAACAAACGAGGGCGTTACTAAAGAAGGATATGCGGATGAGGTTGAAGAAGTAAGACTTGAATTGTGGCCAGCGTCTAGCAATCTACAATCTGAGATTTACGGTGAGCGCTTGAATGATATCCTGAATGCGAATGCGAGCAAGAGTGCAGACATCAACGTGAAAGACGGTGTCTGTATCGATAGCAAGACAGAAGTCACGCATCGGGTTATCTCAAAGAAAGTGTATAGTCATCATCAAGTTTTGGAGTTGGAACGTGTCAGGTTTAATCGGAGCAGATAGTCTAATTGCTAAGTGTCGTAAACTCTACGGTGCGAAGAGCAACGAGATAGTAGGACAAGCGGTCTTGCATGCTGCTAAAACAGTCGTACAAGCCGAAGCGAAACTCAGAGCGCCTGCAAATGAGGGTGAGTTGAGAAATAGCATCAGAGTTCGTCTAAAAGTAAATGGCAACGAGATATCAGGTGAAGTCTTCACGAACTCAGATCATGGCGCCTATGTTGAACTTGGAACAGGTCCAAAAGGACAAGAGAACCATTCTGGTATATCACCAGAAGTAAGCGTGTCTTATCGATCTAGTCCTTGGTACGTGCATGAAGACCAAATCAACGTAGGACCTTACCACTTTGCAAAAAGAGGGGAGTTTTACAAGATGTATGGCCAGCCTGCGCAACCTTACTTGTATCCTGCTTTGAAAGATAACCACGACCGCGTTTCAAGAAGCGTTTCAAAATACGTTAGTAGAAAGATAAGAGAACAGATAAAATGATTAATATTAAGCCTTTAATTTACAAAGAATTGCAAAAGGTCGCAGATAACGTGACCGATACTTATCCAGACGATTGGGAGAATGTCCCAGTCGTTATTTTTTTGGAAGAACAAAATAAACCGGGTGAATGGTTTGATGACCAAGAGAAGAAGTCGCATATCCGCTATAAGGTGGATATTTTCGACAAAGACAGCACAAGCGATTTAGCGGTCAAAATCAATGAAATCTTCGCATCTTTAGGATTGCGAAGAACAGATTGTCAGGACGTGCCTGATCCGTCGCATTTGCGTCATAAGTTGATGCGCTTCGAGGGAATCGTTGACCTTAATTCACAATTGGTTTATCAATACAGAATGGAGAATTAAACATGTTAGCAAACGGAATTAAGCTTGCTTTTAGCGAAACTAAAGGCGATTATCAAAATCTTGTAGGTTTGAAAGAAGTTCCTGAATTTGGTATTGAACCTGAAAAAGTCGAGAATACGACTCTTGCAGACAAGGTTAAAAAATATGAATTTGGTATTGGCGATGCTGGGGAACTTGAGTACAAATTCGCTTATGATAACTCAAGCGAAAACGCTCCTTATCGTGTCTTGCGTAAGGCAGCAGACAGCAAGAAGAAACTCTTCTTCGAGCAAACCTACCCAGATGGTACTAAGGTCACATTTGAAGGCCAAGTATCCGTTAAATTGGGTGGTGGCGGAGTGAATTCTGTTATCGAATTCACGCTCAAGATTGCTTTGCAGTCTGAACTCGAATTTAAAGACGGAATTGGAGGTTAATAGATGGCTCTACCATACGCAACTTGGAAAATCAGTGAGGATAAGGAGTTGAAACTCCGCCTCACATCCTTGCAAGCGACCAAAGTTGAAGAAAAAATCGGAGCAAACTTGCTCAAGGTATTCATGCCCGCTGAAGGTGAAGCCTTTGCTTTACCTCCTTTAAAAGTCATGCTGCTGTTGACTCATGGAGCACTTCAAAAGTTCGAACATGGACTCTCGTTTGAAGATGTATCTGACCTATACGACGAATACGTCGATAACGGCGGAGATCAGGCAGCATTCATGGCAGACGTTATTTTGCCGATGCTTCAAGTATCGGGTTTTATGCCACGGGAGAAAACAAGCAAGAAAGCTCCCAAGAAATCCAAAGCCAAAATGGAAGTAGTCGACTAGAATCGACTCCTATATTATCAGTAAAAGAAATGGTTGAGGGGCTTTATCCGATGTTTTTGGACATTGGGGGGGAGCCCCTCGATTTTTGGGATTTGACGGTGCTTGAAATCAGAGAAATGATTGAAAGCTACAATCGTATCACAATTCAAAAGCAAAAAGAAAAAATAGTTGAATCTTACAGACTTTCGCAGATGATAGCAAATAATGTATCCTTGTTGCTTTCAAAAGATGCCAAACCGCTTGAAGTGTGGGATTACGCTCCTGAACTTTTCAAGAAAGAGCGAGAGCAGGTCGAACAAGCGAGATTGGCTCAAGAGTTGAAATTGCACAAAGAACGCATGCGCATGTTTGCTGAAAGTCATAACCGAAAATTAAAAATGAAAGGAGAATAGATGGGAGTTACTCTTGACGAGCTTAAGGTTATGATTGATGCTGAAATCGCACCTTTCAAGAACAAGATGAAAGAAGTTGAGAATAAGGTCAAAGATGCCTCTAACAAAGTACAGTCATCAACCGACAAAATCAAGGCGCAATCAGGCTCAATGCTGGGTGTGTTTGGTAAACTTGCCAAATTCGCTGGCTTTGCCTATCTTGGTAAGAAAATGTTAGATGTCGGCATGTACTCTACGCAGATGGCTCTTGAAGTCACGGCATCTGTCAACCAAATCAAGCGTCAAATGGGCGAGAGCTCGCAGACATTCTTAAAATGGGTCAACGATAACGCAAACGCTATGAATATGGGTGTTGGTGAAGCGACGAAATACGGGGCGGTGTATTCAAACCTATTTTCTGGCTTTATCAAAGACTCAAACAAGCTTAGCGCTTACACTGCTAAAATGCTACAAACATCGGCAGTAGTCGCAGAGGGCTCAGGACGTAGCATTACCGATGTTATGGAGCGGATTCGTTCAGGTTTGCTAGGGAACACCGAAGCGATTGAAGATTTAGGAATCAACGTCAATGTGGCGATGATTCAATCCACAGAAGCGTTCAAGCGCTTTGCAAATGGCCAAAGTTGGGACCAACTCGACTATCAGACTCAACAACAAATCCGTCTCATGGCTATCCTGGAGCAAGCAACTGCTAAGTATGGCACGACCTTGTCACAGTCCGTCAACGGACGCATTAGCTTGTTTAAATCGCTATTGAAAGACTCAGCTCTTAACATTGGTAACGCATTCTTGCCGATTATCAATGCTATCATGCCAGTCTTGAATTCATTCGCAATGGTCTTGAAGAATGTGACGGCTAAACTTGCTGAGTTTATCGCTTTGATGTTTAACAAGAAAGCGACGGTTAAAGACGGTGTGGCCGGCGCAGTCGGCGATATGAACGGAGCCTTACAAGATGCAGCAGGTGGCGCAGGCGACCTCGCAGATGCTATGGGTGACGCAGACGATGCTTCAGGCGGTCTAGCTGATAACCTTGGGGATTCTGCCAAAAATGCCAAGAAAGCAGTCAAAGAACTGCTTGGTTTAGCTGGATTTGATGAAATCACGCTTTTAAACAAGAAAGACGACGGCGATGACGGAGGCTCTGGCGGTTCTGGCGGTGGCGGTAAAGGTAAAGGTAAGAAAGGTAAAGGCGGAAGCGGACCTTTTAAAGATATCTTGCCAGAAATAGCTCTAACCGATATGGACAACCAGTTCAAGAGCATCTTTGATGGTCTAGGAGATAAGCTGAAAGGACTAACAAGCCTCTTTAGCAAAGGGTTCACTGCTGCATTCAGAGCTGAAGGTTTAGAACGTATCAAGATTGGCCTTGGTCAAATCAAGACTACACTTGAAGAAATTGCTACTGATCCGCGAGTAGTCAATGCCTTTAATGGTATGACCGAGAAAATCGCTTATGCACTAGGGCAGATTGCGGGTTCTATCGGGACAATTGGAGTTGGTATTGGTGTCTTTCTTGCAGAAAGTATTGCAAACGGCTTAGGTCGTCAAAAAGAGCGTATCATTCGCTCACTTGTGGCACAATTCGAGAATACGGGCAATATATTTGCATCAGCTGGAAACATCGCTCAGGCATTCGCAGATGGCTTTTATGACGTCATAACATCGACTGGCGCTGTTCGTATCGGAAGTTCGCTTGTGTCTGCTGTTTTAGCTATTCAAGCTAGCATTACTGAGATTGGTTTCAAACTCGGCGGTGATCTACTAAAAGGTATTGAACAGATCGTCACAGATAATATGCCTGGCGTTGCTGAGGCTTTTTCAAATGCATTGTCTGCAATTGCTCCTATTTTCGAGAGTGCTGAAAAAGCAATCAATGATCTGTCAGACTCAATCAGTCGTGTGTATGATAATTACATTCGTCCATCGATTGAATCATCAACGAAAGCTATATCAGGTATTATCAGTTTGTTTGTAAAAGGTTGGAATAATTACATCCAACCCGTTATCGAGAAGCTTGGTCAAGGATTCTCGGACACAATTGACAAACACATTTCTCCATTTATTCAAAAGATTTTGGAGATGGTCGCAAGTTTCCAAGAAATGTCGCAAGTCATCACTGCCTACGTTGCACCAGTAATTGGCTTTATCGTTGAGGAATTGACGAGAGTTCTAGCTCCAACTCTTGAATATATCGGAGAAGTCTTTCGCGTATTATTCAATACGGTTGCTGATATATTCGGAGGCATAGCTGACTTTGTCAAGGGTGTGTATGATATCATCACTGGTATTCTTACGAGTGATATGAGTAAGATTTTTGATGGTTTCACTGAAACGGGCGACGCTATCATGAACATCTTATCATCACTTCTCACAGCTTTGTTAGATTTAACAGTAGCAGTTTTGAAAGTTATCTGGGATACGATTGTAGCGATCTTCCAAGCAATTTGGGATGGGATTGTGGCTATCTTCGCACCAATCGGAGAATGGTTTGCAGCGCGTTGGATTGATATCACGGTTGCTTTAGCGAATGTCGCAGTTTGGATCGGGAATATGTTTCAAAAGGCGTGGGACGCCCTTACAAGCATATTCTCGTCAATAGGCACTTGGTTTGGTGAACGCTGGAACGATGTGACGACTGCACTTGCTAACGTTGCGACGTGGTTCGGAAATATCTTTAGAAGTGCTTTCGATGCTGTCAAGAACGCATTCAGTACGATTGGTAGCTTTTTCAGTGGCGTTTGGTCAACGGTTCAAAGTATCTTCGTGAATGCTGGTCAAATGGTCGGTAGCGCAGTAGGTGGAGCCTTCAGGAGCGCAGTTAATGCGGTTCTTGGTACTATTGAAAATGTAGTCAATGGATTTATTGGTATGATTAATGGAGTTTTGGATACTGTCAGAGGTCTTCCGGGCCTAGGATGGGTCGGTAGTGTTGGATACGTAAGTCTACCTCGTTTGGCCCGTGGTGGTATCGTTGATAGCCCAACAATCGCCATGATTGGTGAAGCTGGTAAAGAAGCGGTCGTACCACTTGAAAATACAGGCTTTATCCAAACACTTGGGCGAGTTGTCAGCAGTGCGGTAGTAAATGCCATGGCTGGTGTTAGTCCACAAGGTGGTTTTTCTGGCGACGGCGACATCGTTATCCAAATTGGCGGTCACGAGTTCGGTCGTGTAGCTATCCAAGAAATCAATCGAGAACAAGAACGTGCAGGACAAGTCTTGCTTAACATTTAAAGGGAGGTAAAATGGCACGCTTAATTATCAACGGGGTGGCTGTTAAGCCTCCCAAATCTTTTCAAGTCGGTATTCAAGATATTGATGGAGAAACAGGCCGAAATGCTAACGGCGATATGGTCCGTGACCGTATCACGACCAAGCGAAAGTTAGATTGTGAATGGGGCATGCTGACTCAGGATGAAATGAGTCAACTTTTAAATGCCGTAGCGCCTGAGTTCTTCGAGGTATCTTATCCAGACCCGATAAAAGGACAAACCACTAAAACTTTTTACGTCGGAGACAGGACAGCTCCAAGCTACTCATTTACTGAGAAGTTAAAGCCTTGGTCGGGCGCAAAGTTTAATCTGGTAGAAAGGTAGGTTAGAACATGGATATATTCAGACGAAAGAAATTTGATGAAGCGATGTTCGCTAAGAACCGTACTCTTGCTATCAGAGTAGGGCAGTATCAGTCGAGTGATATCAAAGAAGCGCATTTTGATTATGGCTATATCAAAGGTGATGCCTATAAGCCCGGTGGAACGTGCGCTGGCAGTGGTAAAATCACGTTCACAAGCATCATTACCACTTTCAATAAGCTAGATAAGGTTTATCCTGAAATCGGTCTTTTGGTCGATGGAACCTACGAATGGGTCAAAATGGGTGAATACTTCATCAACGACATTGAAATCGACCGCAACAGAAACACGACTAAACTTGATTTGATGGACGGGATGTTCAAGCTAAACCGTGAACATGTCACAGACTTGACTTATCCAGCAGAAATCAGACAAGTGATTAAAGAAATCTGCTTAAAAACGGGTATCGAACTTGCGAATAAAAACATGGATATTACATCCATGAATTATGTTATTGATAAAATTCCCAAAGAAAAGAAAATGACATTCAGAGACATCTTGAGTTTAGCTACTCAGATGCTCGGGATGTCTTGTTTCTTTAACCGAGAAGGAAAACTTGAAATCAAGGAATTGACCGACTCAGGTATCACGATTACAGCGGACAGCTACTTTATGCACGGATTGATCAAAAGCGAAGTCGAGTATCAGATTGCAGGGATTTCTTGTAAGAAAGATAAAGAGACACTCACAGTCGGAATGCGCACTGGTCGCTCGTTAGAATTGGATAATTTGTTCATGTCTCAGGCGATTTTGGATAATCTCTATCACAAAATCAAGGATATTCGCTATTATCCGTTTAATTTGAATTATCAGGGGCACCTCTTGCTTAACGTAGGTGAATGGGTGACTATCAAGACCAACACCGGCGAAACCTTTAAAACGCCCGTATTGAGTCAGTCATTCACGTTTAAGGGTGGGCTTCGTGGTCGTATCAGCGCAGACAGTAAGGCCGGCAATGATGCACAGTATTCATACGCAGGAACGCTCACGAAGAAGATTGAGCAATTCAGCGAATTTGAGAAGCAAATTCAAAACCAAATCGAAGAAGCAAATAAAGGATTTGACCAAAAAGTCGATAAAATCAAGAAAGATTTTAGTGATCAGGTCGAACTGGCAAAAGCCAAGACTGAAGAAGTCAAGCGTCAACTGTCTGATACTATCGACCAGCGCTTCAGTAGCTTTGATAATGGACCTTTACAAGAGGTCAAGCGTAGAGCTGAAGAAGCCTTGCGAAACGTTGGCGCAAGTAGCCTACTCGCTCAAGAAGCGAAGCAAATCAGCGAGCAAGTGAGACGACAGCTTGAGAACAAGGCTGATCTCGTTGAATTTCAGCGAGTGAAAGAAACCAATCAACTATATGAACGGATCATCGGTCGTAGTGAGTCTGATGTTGCTGATAAAGTCGCTCGGATGGCTTTGACGAATCAGTTATTTCAAGTGGAAGTCGCTAAAAACATTGGAAGTGATAATAACTTAATTGTCCGCTCTAAGTCGATGGACAGGCATACGCTAGTCAATGAAGGCAATACTAAGCGAGTATTCGTGAATAACGGTATATTTAGCATTAGATGTACTGGTAATTCAGGATATACATTCGCAGGATTCACACTACCACTCTACATCGATAGAATGGCCAGAGGTGAGACATATACTCTTAATTTTAAGTATCGCATTATGGGACGATTAGACCATAATTTTACGGTTGTTGCTAAAAATCATAGAGCAAATGATACGTCCTTTTCTTCAAATATAGCCACAAGCTCAACTGCGGTTTCAAACAATTGGCAAGAGTTCAACGAAACATATACCATCAGCAGAGATTTTGATTTTGGGAATAGCGATATATATCCACTCTATTTTTATTTGGCTAAAAATGGTTGGGTTGAAATTAAAGAGATTATGCTCGTTCGTGCTTCTCAAACGAACGGATATAAAGCCAGTCAATTTGATGATATGTCCGAAGCTGTTCGTACAGTTCAAAATCAGCTCGCTAGTTCGTGGTCTGTCCAGAACTTGACTAGCGCAGGTTCTATCGTCTCGCAAATCAACGCAACGAACAATCAAATCTTGATTGAAGCCGAAAAGATTCGGTTGAAAGGTAAGACCTTGCTTGATGAACTAACGGCCATCAATGGTTACTTCAAGCGGTTATTCGTTGGCGATGCAAGCGTTGGAACCCTCAACACAAACATCTTGCGAGCTAACTCTATTACAGCAGACAAGCTCGTGATGGACCAAGCAATGGCTCGGATGTTCGTCTCAAGCGATATCTTCACTGACACGCTTGCTGCTAAAGAAGCGTTCATCAACAAGCTTCGGTCAGTTGTAGTATCTGCGACCTTGCTCGAAGGGTACAAAGGGAAAATCGGTGGATTCCAGATTGGTACACATGATAAGGACCCTCATACTTATTGGATAACGGGATCAAATAGTTTCAGAGTCGGTATGGGTGATGTCGGCCCAGGGAATTGGGACAAAACAGCCCTTTGGGTGAATTGGGGGGATGACTGGAACAAACCTGGTGAAAAAGCGTGGTTTGTCAACGCTCGCGGAGAAATGAAGTGTTATAATCAAGCGCATTTTTGGAATGTTCCGGTTATTCACGGGGATTTGCATGTTGGCGGGAATATTTTTTACCAAAAAGATCAATATAACAGAGGATACTGGATTTATTCTCCAGACTACAATAAAATTGCTCGGTCAAATGGATATGTGTATTTATCCGGGGAGAACTTTGGAGGTTCCGACTGGATACCTTTAAATAAAGAAATCTCAGACCGTCGCTACAAGCATAATATCGAAGCTAGTACAGTCTCAGGCCTTGATGTTATCGAAAATCTAAAAACGTACAGTTATCGCAAAGAATACGATGAAAAAATTGAGGATATCGCTTGCGGTATTATGGCGCAAGATGTCCAGAAATATGTTCCTGAAGCATTCTACGAGAATCCAGACGGTGCGTACTCTTATCGCACATTTGAACTTGTACCTTATCTCATTAAGGCCATTCAAGAATTGAATCAAAAAATAGAAAAATTGGAGAAAACAGCATGAATGAAAAAGACCAACAAATCAGCAGTCTAGCGATTAAGTCGCTTAGCGAAAAAGTCAGCAAAGAAGCTACTCAATCGGCTACACTCGAAGCCCTCTATACAGTGACTGCGATGGAACTTGAGCAGATGAAGCAAATCATCGACTCAGACGAAGAACTCAAAGCAAAATTTGAAGAAACGAAAGGAAAAATGACAAATGGCAATTAACAATTATGAACTAGCGACCAAACCATATCTTCGTGGTTCGGGTGATAATATTCGGACCGTGGTTGAAATTCGTCTATCGGATGGGACTCGCTACAGTACGAATATGCGTGAGCTCGCAGGAGACCGCACGAATGAACAAGAGGATGTCTTGATTCAGGCTGTGCTGGATATTATCAAGGCTGAATTAGATCCAGGTAGTGCCATCGTGAAGGCCCAAGCTGAGATTGAACAAGCGGTTCAATCTTTGGCCAAAGCTAAGACAGACCTTTCTGTAAACAAAGAGAACATCGATAGCGTATCAGCAATTACTGAGGTTCTTATCGCGCTTGCTATTGGCCAAAATGGTGGCATGCCAACGAACACTTACAGTAAGGTTGCGCAATTCATCAAACCTCTTGTCAAGGACCGTCGCTATGTGAATGATGATATCGTATCAATGCCTTATCCGTATGATACGAATCCAAAATGGCCAAAAGAAACACCAACGATTCTGAAATTCCAGATGCAACCATCTGAAGGGTACACTTGGAAAGACCAGCCTCTTACTGAAATGTTGCAAAAAGGCATTTTGACAATTATCATGCCAAGGATTGAGTAGAAGGAGGTTATATGCCGATTGAAGAAGCTGAAAAAATCGCTCAAAGCCAAGTAGCTTGGGCGATTTTGTTTATCTTACTTTTCTTTATTATAATTCGATATCTTATCAAGACTTCGGACAAGCGAGAGAAGAAGATTATGGATTTGCATGAGCAATCAAAGGCCGACTCTAATAGACGAGAAGAGCGTTTGATGACTCACTTGGAAAAAACCACTACAGAATTAACGACAATTACACATACGGTCGGTGACATTCAAAAAGAAATGGTCCGCATGAACGACCGCATGGACGAAATCGAAAAAGGAGAATAACATGCAACAAATCAATGAAATTATCGCAAATGGAGCAATCAGCATTCTTGTCATTTTGGCTGGCATCGCAGTCAAATCTATTAAGGATTTTCTCATTAAAAAAGGTGGAGAAAAGACTATCAAAATCGTCGAAATCTTGGCTAAAAATGCGGTCAATGCAGTTGAGCAGGTCGCTTCTGAAACTGGCTATAAAGGTCAAGAGAAGCTGGAACAAGCTCGCACTAAAATTCGTGCTGAGTTGACCAAATATAACATCAGCATGACTGATAAGGACCTAGATACATTCGTGGAGTCAGCGGTCAAGCAGATGAATGATAGCTGGAAGGAGTAGCGAACATGGTCAAAATCATCAATAATACAATTTTCAACGGAATTGCAGGTTCTCGTCCAACCGAAAAACCAAAATATTACATCATGCACAATGATGCGGGTTCTATGAGTTCTGAAAGCTATGTGAATTGGTTGCAATCTCGATATGATAATGGACAGTCGGAGCTTGGCTTTGCTCATTACTACATCACTCGTGATGCAATCGCTCGTGTTGAAGATACTTACAATGGCACCTGGAGCGCTGCGAACTACGATGCTAACATGAACTCTCTTAGTTATGAAGTATGCCAGCAATTAAGTGCATCAGACGCCGAGTTTATCGAAAATGAAAACATGGTATTGCGCCAAATGGCAGAGGATATGACTTATTACGGTGATACACCGAACTATTCAAATATCAAGTTTCACAATGAATTTTCAAGCACCTCATGCCCTGCACGGTCCCTTGAATTGCACGGTGGCTATAATGACAGCTTGCGTGACTATGTTATTGCTAAAATCAAGCATTATCAGTCACTTGGTTCTACCGTCCAAGAAATGCTTAGTGGCGATGATATTGAGATTGGCTGGAAGAAAAATGCTACTGGCTGGTGGCATATTAATTCAGACGGCTCTTATCCTGCTGATAGTTGGCAGAAGATTGACGATGTCTGGTATTACTTCGATAGCAACGGCTACATGAAGGCTAACTCATGGCACAAGCATTCAGACGGGCACTGGTACTACTTGCTTCCAAGTGGAGCAATGGCCACCGGCTGGGCGCTCATTTCCAATAAATGGTATTACTTCAAAGAAACTGGTGCCATGGCCACTGGCTGGGTCAAATATAAAGACCACTGGTACTACCTCGATGCCAAGGACGGCGACATGAAATCCAAACAGTTCATCAAATCAGCCGACGGATCAGGTTGGTACTACCTCAATTCAGACGGCACAATGGCAGATAAGCCAGAGTTTACAGTCGAGCCTAACGGTTTAATTACTACAAAATAATTTTTTTAAAATAGAAAGGAA